CCCAGATAATTCTATCTGCTTTTTTCCTGTTTCCATGCGTTAAATCAATAATATGGGCATAGATGTTACTTTTTCGCATTAAGTCGCTCAAATATGGCAAAACAGCGTTCTTCAGTGCCCCCCTCTCAATCCCAATACTTAAAGGCTTGTAGTCTCGAATAGCCATCAAGATGTTCACAGCAGTCGTTCTAATATCCCATCTTCCGTGGATAATCTTCTCAACAAACCACTTCCCATCCTCTGTTACATACACTACGCAGATTGCGGACTCATCTAGCCTTTTCTTAGCGTTACCCGCCTGTTTAGCAACTTCCTCAAACCCCGCTAGGTCAACAGAGATGTAGTAAGACCCCTTATTAGGTCTTTCACCAAACTTAATCCATTCTTCCTTAAAAACATCTGACCCCGCATTTGAGAAACTAGCCATAAACTCTTGTTTAAAAGCAAAGGTACTCAGGGTCTTCTTAGCACTTTCTATCTCAGATGGGTCGATCAAAGGGTTATCAGCAGTGGTGAAGTGCCAACTCTTCCAATCAGGATCATCTCCACTCTCTCCTAGTTTAAAGGTATCGTGAAACCAGTTTCTTCCCTTTGGAGTTCCGATAAACAAGGCTCTACCCTTCTTGTCTGACAAAGAAGCCCTAATAACCTGTTCCCAAGCCTCTGGTTTAATGTCTGCTACCTCGTCTAGTACAGCGTAAGTTAAAGAGACTCCACGAAGCGTATCAGGTCTATCCGCACCTCTTACGTATATCCTAGCCCCGTTTATCAGGGTAATGTCTAGGTTATTTACATGGGAGTTCGTAATGATGTCTCTACCAAGGTCTAACAGTAAATCCCAGACGATTTGCCTAGACTGCCCCATAGTAGGGGATACATAGAGTACTGCCGAGCCAGGAGGACACTTTAACCCCTCGATTAGAAGCGTTACAGCAGCCATCCTAGACTTACCACAACGCCTACCAGCAGCGACAACCTTGAACCTTGTTTTGTCAGCAAAAACTTCTTGTTGCCACGGCAGTAAGGAGAAATTGAGATCAGCCATACTTTGCCTCTACGTCTTCAGGTTGTTCAGTGTCAATTACTGTCGGCTCAGCACCAATCCCTGTTATGTTAATCGTGACTGCCGACCTCTGACTCTTGTCTTTCTCAAACAAAGAAACAGGTAGAGTCCTATCAAGACACATCTTTAAAGCTACCAATTGATGGGGATGGTCATCATTCAATGCTATCTCTATCACCTTCTGAGCAACATCCTTACCTCCACTACGTATCATCAGCTCTTTAAGCTCCTTCAGACGTTGATGGTCTGTCTTAGGCAGTACCAATGGAGGATTGTCAGCAAACCTCTGTATGGTCATCTTGACACTTCCCTTTGGTCTTCCTCTTCCTCTTTTCAATTGAGCTTCCATTTATCCTCCTTGGATTTCAGCTTTTTCTTTTTTCCGTGTGGGTGGTGTACCACAAATATCTACCAACCCAACCTACCCCCTCCCCCCCTGTCTTTCCATAGGGTTTCTACTACTGTCTATCTATACAGATCAGGGTTTATCCTACTGTACAAATTACCAGGTCAAATGTCCTATTGTCCTATTGTCCTATGTGTGGGACGGAAGCACCTTTTTGTTAGGGCTTGAATTGTTCTAGTTTTATCTGTTTCCCTATACATTCCCTCTATCTATCCTTATCTAACCTATTAGACAATCCTCTGTTTGGGGTTGTTGTTTATTTCCGACACAGTTAGTTACTAACCCTAGTCTTTCAAAAGGTTCGTCTATTCTGTATCCCAATGAATGCAGATGTTGGTAGAGGGCTAATAGATTTTCGAATCCTTGGGAAATATTCCCTTTTCCTACTGTTAAAAGGATTTGTCGTTTAGGGTTGTCTAATTTCCTACGAAACTGAACAGTATCAATTTTGGGAGGTCTAGCCATTGTTTCCCCTCGTCTGATAATTAATTAAAATAATTGTACTTTATTAGGGTTTGTCCTAATAGTTTTTTGTTTTTTTGATGCTACTATGTCTGTACCGACCTAGAGGAACTAGGAGCTTTTTAAAAGGTGTCAATATGAGCTACAGATCGGAATTTCCAACTTTTGACTTTGATATCCCTTTCCTTGAGGGCTTCACAGACAAGTCATATCGCAATGATGTTTGCCCTAGCTTCTATAGCCAATTCAATGCTACTCAAGATTTGGTTTTGTGGGTTGACTTTAAAGACCCTAAACGTAGGGAAGGTGGCGGTAAACAATTCACCTTGTGCTTGAACCCTATCAATGATGAAGACTTAGACATTGAATCTTATGACAATGTCCTCTTCACTACGAATTCTTGGGAAAAGCTTGTCAACAAAATTAATCAGACTTGGGGAGAATGGGCATGAATGACAACCACAAAGACATACTAACTGCCATTCTTGTTGGTCTATCCCTTTGTGTAGGGTTATTAGCTTACTTTGATGTTTTAGTGAAATAAGGGGTTAATATGAAAATTATCGTTTTAGTCCAGGGAAATGCCGAGAAAACATTTTCTACTATCGGAGAAGCTCTATCGTTTGCCCGCAATCAAGTTTATGCAAGTCAAGCAACATTTATTAGGGCTTTTGATGCTTTGCAAGATGGCAAAATAGCACAATGGAATTATGGTTTCACTTCAGTAGCGGTTTACCCTGAAAATTGACATTTCAACGTATAGGCTCATGTATTGGGCTTATTCGATGCAATGTTGCATCATTTCAATTTAATAAGGTGTCAATGATGAAATTCTCTATTCAACGCAAGTCAATTCGTGCCATGCTTCACTTAGCAGCCAAAAAAGATATTCGCTATTATTTGCAGGGCATCAATGTTGTTCGTGACAATCGAGGCACGTATTTAGAAGCTACTGACGGGCACGTTCTAGGTCGATTATTGATTGACGGCATAAAGTCAGACACAAAATTTAATGTTGTTTTGCCTACTGAAGCACTTTTAAAGCTCAAGGGTACTAAAAAACAGTCTGACGAATGGTTACATTTTGAGATCAACGGGTTATCAGTAGAGTGTATTCAAGGTGACTCTACTATTCGTTTTTCCGCCCATGATGCACGTTTTCCCGATACCGATAGAGTTATTCCACTTGTTTTTAAGCCTGAGGATATAAAACCCGCTTGTTTTAACCCTGATCTACTGATTCGTTTTGTCGACTTATCAGAGGAACTATACGGAAAACGTCAAATACCCAATGTTTTGCAGCAAGGAACAAGCTGTTGCATTGTCGATTTCAATCATATGAGCACTGATTTCATCGGGGTAATGATGCCCATTCGTTCGCCTGGTACTGCTAGAGTGCCTGAATGGTGCTATTTGCCCTCAGTGAAGCCCGTAGAAACCCCTGAAACTGTTTAATTTCAGACTGCAAAGCCTCTTTTTAGGGGTTTTGTGGCCTGCAATTAGCAGGTTTTCAACATTCAAAAAGGCTTTAATATGTCAATGACAAAACGTGAAAAACAGCGCATTACAGCGCAAGAAAATACTCTCATGAGCTTAGGTTTTACAGCAACTCAAGCCGATAAACTTCGCAAAATTAGCATGACATTGCAAAGATGGCATGAGTTGGAATGTGGTGTTGATGGCGGATGCGTAGAACGGGATGAAGCTGGCAAACCTTTTTGGCGTAGCGAATACTCAGGCAAACTTTCACCCATTGCCGACAGAGAAAAGGGCGCAAAGATGCGCTTAGATAAAATTATTGAATCAAGAAACCTAAGTGAATGGGCGTTTTTGGGTTGGCCTATGTCACAAGTTGCAATAACACCATATATCCAAGGTGACCCTAGGGGCGCAGCACTCTATTTAATCCGTCCTGACGATGTGCCAGAGGGTAAAAGTGTCGATTCTTACTATTCCCGTGGTGTTTGTGTTTATTAAGGGGCTTCGATGATCTATGCGACTATTGCCCTGATCTTACGAATACTTACAAAACGATAAATAAGCCCTCTACGGAGGGTTTTTTTACATCTGGCATAGTAGATATGCACTAAGCCAAAAAAACGGCTTAAAACGGCTCAGAATAACCTTCTAGTGGCATTTCCTGCGTCAATCTGCGAATGGTAACGTCAAGGGCTGACAACTCATCCATTTTTTTAACCCGCCATATGGCCTTAGTCCCATGCCAACTATTATGGCAATCACGACACAAAGCGATCACGCAATACTGTAATTTTTGCTCTATGTGATGTGCATCACTTGGCCCAGGTTGATCGCATACTGAGCAGGGCAATAGTTTGACCTTGCCAATATGTAGCCTATGCCTTGCGCTTAGTTTGTTATTCAAGTGGTGGCCTTCATTTCCATGCGGGCGCTATATTGCTCGGTTCGCCATACCTCGATTCTGGCTTGAGCTGCGGTCATCATCCATCTATACTTTTCCTCGATCTCTACGGCCTCTCTAATGCCTTCTAAAATGCCTACATAGTCCTCGTGAGCATAAGCATAGGTTTCTTGTTTGCCTAAAACCTCAGTCCCTGCTTGACTCATGAGCTGAGCTTTGCGTGATTTCCTGAATTCCTCTAAGTACATTCGAGTCGCCTTAGCCTTACTGTAGAGAGGTGCTGTATCAATCAGAAATTGTATGGCCTTGTGAGGGTTATCACTCATGTTATCTCCACTACTAAATTTCCATTTGACTTAATGTAGTCTTTGGTTTTCTTAATGTATTTCTCGAATTCTGACCTACTAATGCTTGATTGTTGTAAATCAGCATATTCGATTAGTTCTCTAACCGCCTGAATTCCAACTCCACTCAATCCCATGCTCATGGTTTTTTGATAGCGTTCTGCTGCCTCGTGTAGGGCATCCTGAGCTTTTTGGCAAACAGGCATCACTTCATCTTTTCCGATATTGTGCCTAGCCATTGTTTCGGATAGGTTTAAAACGTCAACAAGGGTTCTCCAGTCATGAATAGTCCCTTGTCCTTTGGTCATTGCTTCTAGTGCTGAGTATTCCATCATTCTGAGTTTGTCCAGTTTGTCTCTATGAGTGATTGAAGCGCCAATTACCGCATGAGAAATCGGATCAATAAGCGCCCATACCTGGCGTTTAGTTTGCTTTCTCATTTCTCTCCCTTAGTAATGCAATGGCTTGAGCTACTGCACTTTGTTGACCAAGGTTTTCGTTATGGTACAAATCTGTTATTTCCTCATTTGTAAGACCTACCCATGTGCCTGACTTGCTAATCGTAGGTTGAGTTAAAACCATCATAATTTGATAGTTTTGTTTAACTATTTGCTCATTAACTACAAATATGCGATGCAATAAATCTAATTTCTCGTGAGTCATACATCCTCCATCTTGTAGTTCTGCTTGTGTTCGTGAAAGCGCATAGAAGCCTCGATGTCCAGTTCAGCATAAGCCTCCTCAGACATACATCCCACAATGTCACGACCCTCAAACCAAACTTCTTTGACTGATTCGTTGTAAGTTGACTTGTCATCGTCTATTTCGTACTCGTAGACTACTGTGACGATCTCACCAGCTTGACCGATTGTTGTATCAAATTCCCAAGTATTTTCCATCATTGACTCCTGTTTAAAACTGTTAATTTACTCTTGTTTATCAATAAAACCATTAGGACTTACCCTTAGATCAAGTCCTCTTTAACCATAACTTCTACTGCACCGATCTCTGACCAAACCTTCGTTACGTGCAGGTTTACTACTTGTTTGTCATCCAAGTAAACGTGACCATTCATTGCGTCTAGAAAGCACTTTGCACAATTATCAATGTCTGGCTTCTTTAGTGGCTTGGTTATTCCTTCTAATGCGTCCTTACGCTTCTGTTTACTGAATGACTTGGGTATCTCCATCCGAATGTAGATTGCGACTGTTACAGGCGTTTCCAAGGGCGGTGATGCACCCATTGCAACTCTCGCCATATACCTGATTTCATCTTCATAAGTCTTTGTCTTCTCAGGGGTGTAAGCATGAGTAAATGCTCCCCTTCTGGCAAACCTTGGGCGGCCCTTGCCTTGTGGTTCTCCATAAACTGTATACATCACAACAAAAGTCATTGTTTATTCCTTAGTTTGTTCATGCGGTCTCTCAAATCCAAAGTAGCGGACTCGCCTCTGATTCGTTCCAAGTCCTTTAACACACCCTGCCACCAGAGCAACGCTTTGCTTGAGCCAATCGTCGATTTCTTCTCCTTGTATCTTCTCAACCAATCGAGGGCCTCGCAATCTTTGAAGTGTTCTAATTCTTTCGGAGTCATTTGTAGGCCAATTAAACGTCATTCAGGATTCTCCAAGCGGTTGCCGCACACAAGGGGACTTGTCCGTTTCCGAGGGCTTTAATTCTGTCCACCCTTGAGGCCATCCCATTAACCACTCGACAAACATTGGACTCAGTTGCCCAGAAGTTTGACTCACGCACATCTGCAGATTGACTTGCTTCCCAATCTCTATACGTCTTTGAATTGATGGGTTGCTCAGATTCCCCCTGTCCTTGGAGTCCGATACCTGTAGAGTTGGCCATTTCCTCTTCATCTCCAAGTTGACCGCATCCGATAGTTTCGCTCCGAACTTCACTCCCGTAGTCAAACTCGTTCTGACAAATCTGTTGTTCTTCAGTTCGATCCCGTTTTGTTTTGGACTCATCCAATCCGATGATGTCGGGGTTGGCCATTTGTCGATGCGTTGTTTTAATGCTTTCCTGCTGTTGCTCCCACCATCTAATCCTGTCGTGTTGGGCGTGTGGAAGCTGTCCACGCCATTTGGCGACAATCCATATCCTGTCCCTCTGATGTGGCGCTCCAACGTCCGCTGCTCCCAACACTCCCCATCTCGCATTAAACCCCATTGAGGCCAGGTCTCCGAGAACTCTTCCAAGTCCCCTAGAAGTGAGCATTGGTGAGTTTTCCACGAAGACGTATCTTGGTTGTACTTCGTGAATGATCCTCGCCATTTCTCTCCACATTCCAGAGGCTTCTCCATCAATTCCTGCTCCTTTTCCTGCTGCACTAATGTCAGTGCAAGGAAATCCTCCAGATACAACATCAACAATTTGTCTCCAAGGCTTTCCGTCAAAGGTTTGTACGTCATCCCAAATCGGGAAAGGCGGGAGAAGTCCGTCATTTTGTCTGGCGCACAGTACGCTTGCGGGATAGGCTTCCCATTCGACTGCACAGACTGTTCTCCAACCGAGGAGGTGTCCACCAAGTATTCCTCCACCAGCGCCTGCGAAAAGAGCCAACTCATTTAAATTCTCCTTATTCATATCTTTGCCTTGCGTAATTCAGCCATCTTTGCCAATACCTCAAATGGTATGGGAGCTGCCTTTTTGTCATCAGCTTTAATCTTTTCCAAAGCCGCATCAGGCTCATTATTAGACGGAACTGTGATCCTTCCAATGTCGGCAGGGTTTAATTTTGGTGCGTTAGTGTTTCTCACCCAATTACGCCATGTCGCAAACCAATCTAGCTTCACACCCTTCTGACCAGCTTGAGCAATCCAATAATCCTTGAATTGGTCAAAGGTTCTTGTTGGGTGAAGTTCTGGTCTTGTCTCTTTACAAAACTGTTCCCATTCAACTGGAAAACTAAAATCAGAAGCGAGGCGTTTGCCGAGTGTCTTCTTATCTTGGTTAATGGTTATTGGTTTATGGTTAGTGGTTAATGGTGCATCGTCACCCGATCGTGTATACATGATGGGTACATCATTAGCCCTTAATGTACCTATATAAACATCTATGGACGATGCTAAATAGTGAGTTACAAAATCTTCTTTATTGACAAGATGCTTTAGAGATGGGTTGTCTCTGATAAACGCACCATATGCAGAAACTGCTTGATGTTTGCGAAATTCTGCTATTTCTTTGTCAGCACGAACATTGATAAACCCATTTTCTGTGGACAAAAAGAACTCATTAAGGACTGTTAAAACATCCTCTTCATGATCTCTCATGCCAATATGTCTGGCAGCATCTCGATGCTTTATGGGTTGTTCGTGTAGGAAATAGAAGTCAAGCAACCGCCTATAAGCCAAATCTTCGTAGTGTGAAAGATGGCGTGTGTGACTCATATAGTCACCAATATGGAACTTGTAGAAGTGCATAATTACCGCTTTTTTTAACCACCCTTAAAGGAATTGCCAGCAGGAGAAGGGTTAACTCTTTTCGGTTGGGTAGCAACTCCCAACCTAGCTGGATTCCATAATAACAAAATTATTCTACCTTGTAAACAATCTGTTCACATCAACAGGTCTGTTTAAATGATTCTCAAGAGTTCTGGCAAGCAAAGCCGTGACTGTTGCAGAGAAATCCTCTGGTTCGGTTACATAAGCGCCAGCCATTGTCTGAGCGTACTCAAGCAAGGTTTCAGCACAAGTTTGTTCAATTTGTTCGATGTTCATACGCAAATAATAGTGTTGTTTTTTTGTTTGTCTATTAGGGTTTATCCCTATTAAATAGTTGTAAAACCTGTGGCACATTATGGGTGTGGACAACAAAACCACGTTTAACAGGAGTAAATATATGCCGATTCTTAATGGAAAAAAGGTCATAGACCTAGAGATAGATGGAGTAGATAGCTCAGATTACCCAGACTTTTCTGATGCTTACTTTTCAGCAGGATGTTATGAAGATGG